TGCTCTATATGCTTCCTGAGTGCGAATATTCTCATGCACGCAGGGTCATGGGCTTTCAGTTCTTCCCGCAGCTCGCTGATTGTGTCGGTGGTGGTAGTCATTCTTCACCAACCTTCCCGCCAGCTAGGGCTGATCTAAATTTTTCGCGTGCATCATGGAATTTCATCATATTCCAATCTTCACATCCTTCGCATCCGTCGTGTTTAATAATTTCTGTCCCATATTCATCCAGCACCTTCACCCGCTCTTCAAGTTGCTCGTTCTTGGCACGAAGCGTCTCCAACTCGGACAGGGCGGAAGTGATTACATCCCACTGCTGTTTAGGCAGCAGCACCAAACTTCCAAACATGCTTTCTGGTGCAAACTCCGCGCTTTCAACAGCCTCCCGCAGCTTCTCATCGCTCACGGGCTGGCGCTGGTTAGCTTCAAGCTGGGCGATGTAGGCTTCTACATTGTCAAGTGCTGCACAGCAATTTCTTACGTGGAATGTGTCAGCAATACCAGCTGCCATATCCAATTCTTTGATAGCAGCATCAACCTGCTCTTTAGTGATCGTAGTCATTTTAATTACCCCTCCCATCCGTAACGCTTGGCGTGTTCCAAAATCTCTTCTGCGGTATCCATAAAACCGCAAAATGTGAGAATGTCTTGATCGTGGTTTTGTGGCATGTTCTGCACTTTAACCATAATCTGAATTGCTTCTTGACGTGTCATTTCTTGCTCCATTTGTTCCGTGTCGATAGCACAGGCATACCAAACTATTTTTATATCGTCAATAAAATAATTTCACGTCACAAAGAAAAACCCCAGCCTGTTAAAGCTGGGGTAATCCGGCCTTTTCGCCAAGGTGGCCGTCCTCTATCGACACTCAAACGAGCATTGCGATTAGGCGGCTAGGTCACACAATGCATCCTTGCGGGTAGCATCACCATCGTAGGCGGGAACCATGCCGGCGGTGAGGAAACATGTGACCTAGCCTAACTTGGTGGCGCAGAGTGGAGTTGAACCACTGACCTCTAGGTTATGGGCCTAGCGAGCTACCACTGCTCTACTGCGCTACAAACTTGGCGTGGTGGATGAGTTAATCGCCCCATGCTTCAATCGTTTGACTACAAACGACACCACATAACTCAAAACACGAAAAACATTATAACTCCAAACACAAAAACGCAATACCAAAATACAAAACTCAGGCATCGCGCACCGGCTAGATGATCTTCTTCCTCAAACATCATTGGATGCTCCCCTGAATAGCGCAGTTCTCGATGAACATCCGCACGCGACGTTTTGCTGTTTCAACGTCAACCAGTTTCGGCGCTGGCGGAATGCTGATCCCATCATCCAGACGCACAATCGGCCAGCCTGTCGGGCTGCTGCGACCTTCAATTAGACGCTGTTCGCGCTTGGACCATGTTTCTCGGAAGTCAGTGTTTTTGAACTCGGTCATATTATTCCTCCCCGCGTGCGAGTTTGAGGGCTGCTTTTACCTTTTTGACTGTAAGCTGCCATCTCACTCCACTTTCTGATGTTTTGGCGTTACAGACTTGTGAAATTTGCAAGGTTTCTTGCAGCTATAATTCACTGTCATCACATGGTCGTCAGCGTCAAGACGATGCACGATCCGCAACTCTCTACCGCATACTGGGCATATCATCATCAACCTCCTTCCCGCCAGCGATGGCTGATTCAAACAGTTTAACGTCATCAATCTGGCGGGGTGGGCCAGATGTTTACTGGCTGGCTCATGGCGATACTTGACGCCGCAAGCTCGTTTCCACGCAGCCACCCCATAACTCTACTTAGTGATATGCTTGACCGCCCACATGATGGACTGTTCAAGATTGGTTGCCGCCAAGGCCAGCTCGCGGCTGGAATATCGATCAGATGCGGGGTCGGTTTCTCCGATGCTGTGCAGGAGATTGATCAGCTCAAGCCCACGATCTTTCAGCAAACGCATTTGCTCTTTTTCGACATCGGACAGAACGCGATAGGTGTGCCGCATGACATTGTTGACCGTTCGTGAATCTCCGGTACTGCTTACTGACTTTACTTCTTTCATCATGACCTCCTTCTATATGACTGGACGCCGTCACCGCGGTTGATTGGGGTGGGCCAGATTGGTTACTGGCTATCTCCGGTCAGTCCGGCGAACAGTGCATCCACAGGCTCTTGCTTTCCTGCTACCAGCACTGCCATCCATCGCAGCCTGTTATTCAAAGCCGTTTAAGGCACCAAAGCTGCTGGCAGGTGTCTATCCACGCCGCCACCCCATGTTAGTTAATCTGTGTCCTTATCTGTTCTGGTGTTGTAGCATCCGTTGCGGTTTCCAAGTGTCGAGGTGCGCACGATGCTGAAGCCTGTTTCTTGAAGATTCATAAGAAGCCAAAGAGATGCTTTTTTCCTATCTTTCGCAAACACACCAGCAGTTATATATAAGGCGTGTTCAAGCGCAACAACAGCATCCCCAGCCTCATCGCAAGCCTCGTTACCTGCGGCTTCATCCTCGCGCTTTTCAGCTTTCGGGGAGTTGCTACTCACCGAGGCTGGATCATTCAGTGTGTGCATAATCTGCACAAAATCAAGCCACGTCAGAACGTCGCTCGGCTTCTTGGTGATTCCTTTGTATTCTAGGACAGAGTCAACGGTAGCTGGCTCTTCCCACGGGCCGATGATGTCGTTAATACTAATAATTTCAGTAGCCCAAAAACTACCGTTTTCGTTCCAGTTGTAAATTTCTTCCCCAATTTTACCAAGCCAACAATAACGACCACCGTCATTGTGACTGACAACAGCCTTCCGCCCATCGCGTGTGCGATACTCTCCGGGGCCGGTGATTTTGAATTCGGTCATATCAGTCATCCTTTCGTGTTGCTGCGTGAGCCGATGCATATGCTGCGTTAATCGCAACGCCATTTGACCAGCCATGTTCGACGCATGTTGGTAGCAGGTCGATCAATGCGTGCTGCGCAATGCCGTCTCTAATCTCGTTGCGCCTAATCTCTTTGGCTGCTGCCTGTAGCTCTGTGGTCATTTGAATTTAACCTTCCCGACTTCTAGGACAAACTCTTGTCCTGTGTCATCGCAGCTATTAATTGGATTAGTGATTGTAGCTTCAATTACAACCTTCAACGGACGTGTTGTTTTAGGCCAGTTAGCCTTATCTAAACGCTGCCTAAATTTTCCGCGAGCAATCTCAATCACTCCATAACCTGTAAACTTTGCGTCATCTGTTTTGAATTGTTCTGTTGTCATTGCTCAGTCATCCCTTCGGTGTCTTCTGTTAGCTCGCGTTCTGGCAACTCGCGCTGCCCAGTCAACATCCACCATAGCGGATTGTCGATATTCTCTACTGCCTCAAGGGCTGATTCAAGTGGTGTCTTCATGATCCCCAATCCTTTCTATCGTCTTGCTCATCGTACCCTGCGTTGTATTCCGCTAACTGTTCTTTCGTCATCTCGTTCTCGTAAAATACTCGGCTCTTGTATGTGTCACCTTCGTAGTAATGAGGTATCTTTCCACGGCCGTAATATGCATCTGCGCTTCCGCGATCATATGGGCCACCGTGGCGCTTGTCATATTCCATGTTCGTTTCCCCTTTCTTGATGCTACAATATAGCGGCAAAGATATAGTGTCAATAACTTTTTTGTTGAAAAAATAACTTTTCTGCTATACCATACACTCGTAACCTAGAAAGGATTTAAGATGTTGATAACAGATAGTGTTGTTGAAAAGTTAAAGACGCGCATTGAGGCTTACTGCCATAAAACAGGCAAGAGCTTGAGCCGCTTTGGCCGTGACTGCCTAGGTGATCCTAACTCCTACTGGCGAATTAAGACCATGACAATAACTCGGCTACGCAAAATCGAAGTGTATCTGAATAATGGCTGAACTCTTAGAAGACAAGCTGCAATATGCCTGCGCAGAGTACCTACGCCATAACAAGATATGCTTCCTTCATATACCAAATGAAGGAAAGCGCAGCGTGCAAACCACATGTATGCTTATAGCGAAAGGTATGCAGCCGGGTGCGCATGACCTTATTATCTTACTAGATGGCGGTAAAACTTTATGGGCAGAGCTTAAAACCAAAGACGGTGTTATAAGCCAGAAGCAAAAGGCTTGGCATGAACGCATTGTCAAAATGGGATATAGTCATCATCTAATTCGCTCCGACTGCGCTCTTGAGGTTCTGGAACAGCTTGAGGCAATTCTTCTGGATCAAAAATGTAACGTGTTATCCGCCAAAACTTTCCTTCTTGAACGGCCTCAATTGCACAAGGCTTGTCGAGTACATCAACAGGGCGGATTATAACGCCGCCTAAGTTATACGGCTCGATTGCTTCCGCTGCACTATTAGGTATCTTGGCATGAGTAGCGTTTCGCTGCATCCACCAGTCAACAGCCTTACGCCTTGGGTATGATCCAGCTTCATGACCTAAGCATACCCATTCTTTAATGGTCTTGAACAAACCAATCTCATAGGTAACGCACAGCGTGTTAGGCTTACCTTCCTTACCTTGGTGTTCTCTGTATAGAACATCATCAACCTTAAATTTCTCAACGATGATCTGGCTACTAAGAGCTTTTGCATTGCTGGCTGTCGGCGTGATTGTTTCCTTCTCCGGTGGCGGAAACACATATCCGCAATCAGGGCATGTCATCTTTGATATGTGCAGTACAGCTCCGCATATACACATCTTCATAGGCGGTATGCCGTCACCGGGAAGTTTCGTCTTTCCAGTGATAAGGTCAATTGGCCCATGCCGTTCAAGATTACCAGCGAAGTCTAGCAGCAAGCAGTTAGGCTTTTCGCTAGCTGCAATGGCAGCCCTGCGCCCTTCGATGGTTTCCATATCGAAGCCATCTGCATACATGGTGCGTGTGCCTCTTCCGGTCATCTGCACAAGCAGACCTCCGCTTTCAGTAGGGCGCAGGAACACAATCATATCAATGCATGGTATGTTTGTGCCAGTTGTCATAACCGCCACGCTGCAAACTGCCCGTAGTTCGTGTGACTTCAACCGTGCATAAATGCTTTCCCTTTGGTCTTGCGGCGTATCACCTGTAACCACTTCGCAGCTAATGCCATAGCCATTAATAAGCGCGGATGCTTTCTTGCAGTTATCTATGGTAGGGCAGAAGATCATCCAAGTTTTCCGCTTTGCCCCGTACTCAATGGTTTCTGCTATGGCCTTCTCTAACACAAGGTCAACAGCCTCTCCGAGTTCGCTCTCAATAAACTCACCTCCACGCTTATGCACTTGGCTTAAATCAATCTTGGAAGCCATAGGCTTTGGCACTGGTTCGCATAGCCAACCATCGCGCACACCCTCCAGCATACCGTACTCATAGACTACTTCATTAAATAAAGCATTGTCACCGGAAGTGAGCATACCAGTACCCATGCGGAACGTCGTAGCAGATAGCCCAACGATTCGCATCTTTGGGTTAATGGCTCGCAATGCACTGAGTGTCTTACGCCACTGGCTTTCTTCATCATGACCTATTGTATGCACCTCATCTACCAAAAGCATATCAACATGGCCGATCTTCTCAGGCGCACGAGCAACAGACTGAATGCCACAGAAAAGAATAGGTGCATCTGTTTGCTTACGCTTTAGGCTTGAAGAGTAAATTCCGACTGGCGCAAGCGGATCGAGCTTTAGAAACTCATCATGGTTTTGCTTAATAAGGTCGGCGTTATGAGTCATCATAACAACTCTGGCTTTCCAATCGCGGAAGCACAGGCGTATTAACTCAGCCATAACCAGGCTCTTTCCAAGGCCAGTGCCAAGAGATACAAGCGGATTACCTGGCTTGTCACACAGGTAATTAACCACTGCGTTAATTGCTTCTTGCTGGTAGTTTCGGAGTTTCATATAAACAAGTCTTTCTGCCGTTGAGCGTCTTCAATGCGCTTGCATGACACATCAAACCAGCGTTTATTTTTTTCGATTCCTATAAACTTTCGTCCTGAATTAATTGCAGCAACCCCGGTTGTGCCACTTCCCATGAATGGATCAATCACCACCTGCCCCGGCTGGCTGCTTTGCTCAATATAATAGCGCATAAGACCAACAGGTTTCTCTGTAGGATGATCGCTTTCGTCAATTTGTGGGTAACTTATAAGCTGCTTGGCACTCATATCGTTTATGTATTTTGCAGCGCCTTTGTAGAAAAATCCTACAAACTCAAGGTTTTTCATATACCAACGATTAGGCGTTGCGGTTCGCTTATCCCATACCAGCCAGTTATGCAGGCGAAACCCGGCAGACAGCGCCGCATTCTCACAATTGGCAATGTGGCGGTTGTTTGCCATCACATAGGCGTGGGCCTGATCCTTTAGGCAGCCATATAACGCAGGCATAAAATCAGGCCAGTCTATTTCACACTCGACTATTGCCCCGCTGTTATCATAGCGACCTTTTGAAAAGCACCCCCCCATTTCGCCAGTTGTGTTGCCTCCACTCGTTATTTTATACGGCGGATCACTCACCAGCAAATCCGCGCACTGGCCGAGTGTGGGCAGGATCTCAAGCGCATCACCGCAGTATAACTCTGCATTACCTATAACAACTTTATTTACCATGGCACACATCCCTAAACTGACAAAGGTGTTTACACATATAAAAATCTGGGCGCTGGCTGATACGCTCTGGCGGTGTTCTTGCCTGCGCTATTCGCTTAGCCTTGGCTATCAAAGCCTCAGCATATGCTCTGTCGCTTTCAGTTCGTATAGCCGTGAAGTCGCGCCCTCCCGGAGTGCATACGGTAAGGTAGTGGCGCGTCATCTTCATGCCGTACATATAGATAATGCCCTGCGCATAGTAGCGCGGGTTCCAATGCCGCAGCGCATTCTTCTCGCCATGCACGAGTACGGCCTTCTTCAACTTCTTGAAATCATCTTCTGCAACAGCCTTGTTTTCCCACACATGCTTTACGCCGCTTTCAAACAAGCCGCTGATAATTCCGTCAACATTGCCTTTCAGAAATCCAAGATCAAATCCGAATTGCTTACCGTCTTGGTCATGCGTTAGCAATGTAATCTCTGGCAATAAGCGCAAACGCCTAGCCATCTCTGCTTCCATGCGCAAGCCATCATCAAAGCGCAGCACTGTTGCAGCGTCGAATGAATGTCCTTGTATGCCATTTCCGGCATACCATATTTGCCTATCGCACTCAGCGCCAATCTGGCTTCCGCCTATATAGTCGCGAGGATGGTTCTTTGAATTATACTCCAAGGCAACAGCGGCCATGACATCTTCAATGGTGATATACTTCTCCAAATATAATGACATGGCCGCTATCCTCCTAGTTATGCAAACGGGTTCTTCTTAACAGATACCGGAGCATCAGTCTTCTGCGTTTCAGTAGCAGTCGATTGGCTTTCCACAGGCATCGGCGCAAGCTCTTGTCCATGCTTGTAGTAACCATTGATCTCATTCTGCATACGGCCTTCGCGTGCTACACCGTTCTTGTCAGTGTAGGAATCGCCCATCTTCTGGATGACACGAATCTTCAAACGCTTACCTTCAAGCTGTCCAGCATCGCTGGTCTTGCCAATGTTGGTGGCCTCGAAGATGGCTTTCATATCGCTGCGGGCAATCTTAACAGCGGTTTCATTCTTGTGCATGTAGTTATACCGACCGAATACAGTTGCACCTGTATCAGTAATAAACTCCAGAACAAGCATCTTGCTTTCAGGCTTGGCTACTACTTCCACCTTGCCAATCTGCACATTGTAGTCACCCGGAGGAAGTAGCGTAAAACCAGATACGCTTTCTGTTTCTGCCGGGTCAAATTCAAAACCAAGATCAATCATGATATTACTCCTTGTTAGCTAACAGTTGTTGGTAGTACGGAACCTTCTGTGCAATAACCCCCCAATAGGCTCCGTCCTTATCGAAGGGGATTTCTGACGGCAAACTAAATCTGTTCTTTGCCTGAAACGCTGGCCGCTCTTCCGTGTAAAGAAAGCGGTCGCCAGAGCCAATCGCCCGAACTGACGTATTGCCAAAGCTATCTTTGCTCTCGCGTACACCAGTGTAGTACGAAGTGAACAGCACCATGTCTGCGCTTTCCTGCACCAAGGCCGAAGCTTTCTGGTGCAGCTTCATCTCATAGCGATCATACGGTTCTGTCTGCGGATTCTCGAAACGCTTGATCTGAGCGTGAGCTGTGAGAATAACAGTCATGTTCTTCTCAGAGCGAAGCACGTCAAGCGCATCCAAGAGCTGGCGCCATACATCAAGAGCCATCGCGTAGCCTTTGCCGTACCCATAGCTTTCAATGCCAGTGGCAGGTTTTCCCTTGGCTGCGGAAGGGTTCTCTTCAAGTACCTTTTCCCAAACCATAGGTTCAAGATGATCGAGGCTGTCAATGACCACAGTCTTACGGTCATGGTTCTTCTTGTAAAGCTCTCGGAGCTGGTTCATCAGCATGTCAAAGTTCTCGACCTTCGGGAAAGTTTTCGCTTTGATGCTTCCGAGGCCATCTTCTGTGCGGATAAACACAGGGTTAGGCGCGAGGCTTCCAAAGGTGGTCTTGCCCAAGCCGTGATTACCATAGATGATAATGCTTGGCGGCAGGTCGCGGTGTTCTTCGTATCTCAGTTCATTTTCGTTGCTCATTCTTCATCCTCCAGCTTGATTGTTACCTTGCCAGTCTTCACGGTACGGGCAGGCTCGAAGGCTTCGCGAATATCGCTCGGCCAATTCTTATAGCGGTTCTCAGGAACATCGCGTGTGACATTCATATAGTCAAACGGATCCTTTCCTGCCTGCTCAATGGTAATCCACAGGTCGGCCAGCTTTGCTTGATCCCACTTCACTGTCTTTGGTACGCCAAACTTAATACCGTCAACAGTAACTGTTCCGGTCATGCCTTTAAGCTGCTCGGCATACTCTGCCGCCAGCTCTTCAACAATTTTATCTTCACGGAGTTTAAGCGCTGCACGCTGCTCGCGGAGCATACGCAGCTCAGTCAGTCTTTCCATTTCAACCTCACAATCTTCACGGCGTGATTGCCGCTTGATAAGTAGTAGTTTAGTGATATGCTGAGCGCATGTCAACAGATAAATGTAGGAATTTAGCTATGAATGAAGTTGATGAACAAGCCATTGAGTATGCCATTAATAACGCTGTTGAATTTATGCGCGAGCTTGGCACAACAGACCTCGCTTCTATGCAGGCAGATGAAGTGCACGACCTTATGCGCGTTATCATATGCCGCTATCAGGAACGGGCCGCACGTTAGCTAAACAGCCTGTAAACAACTGGCCGTGCTTTCTTATCAAAGACAAGCATACCGCTTCCGCTTTCAATCCCCAAACTGTCTTCAATCGAATCCATTTCCTTAGCTGTAAAGTGCAGCACACGCATAATCTCACGTCTTGCGCACTCACCGCCTCTAGTACGGATAAGATCAACAACTTTATTGAGCTTCTTGTGGTCTTCCGTCTCGAACATCTTGTCACGGGCGAACGTCAGCACAAAACTAAGGCTCTCCTCAACCATGCCAGCGGCATAGGTGATAATGTCATGTTCAAGCATCGGCTGTTGCGGGTTACGGGCAATCGCCAAGATCATCGCTACCTTCATGGTATTCTCGAAGTATCTAGCAAAGATACCGTCAAGCCCTTCCTTGTATAAGGCTATCTGCATCTCGCGCTGATAATCCCTAAGCCGCATAAGCCCTTCTCGTTGCATACCAAGCTTAACCACGATTGGCTCTTTACCTATCACTGGCTTAAACGCTACCCAATGGCGCAGCAACATATCAGGTGGCGGCATCCTGCACATGGTCTTGTTCGGCTCAGGGAAGTTAACCTTTGCCTTCGCAATAAGGTATCTGTTCATCTCGCCGCTGGCAATTGCGCTTGCTTTCATGGCATCTGCATATGTGCTTTCAGTAGTCGTGCCATACAGTGACAGGCAAGGCTCTTGAATACTAGGCGGCAATCCTTCATCGCCTTTTAGATTGCCAGTCTCATAGCTGCTACCGGAGCTTGAATAAAGCTTAGTTAAAATAGCCGGGATAGTCTGTGCGTATCCGGGTGAGTTGGCATTGCACATGGCCTTTAAGAACATGCCGAACTCATCGACCTGATAAAGCATCGCTGGCTTTTGTGAAACGTGGTCGAGCAAGCCGGGGCCAGAGCGAATTTCATCAGCGCCGATGTAGTCCTGCAATCCAGCCAAGCGCAGCAATTCTTTCACACGCTGGCGTGAGTTATCCTTACCCATGCCAGTAGGTGCAATGCCAAGGGTGTATATGTTTGTCCTTGTGCCGTAATCCTCTAGCTTATACCTGCGCCCACACACTGCTCCAATACAGGCAATGACGTTAAGCAAGCCAAGCTCAGGCTGTGGATAAAAACTGTTCACCTGTATCCAATCCAAAGTCATGCGAATCATGCCGTCAATCGCTGTTGACGGTTTATCTTCGCTCGTTGCTGGCTTCTTGGCCTCCGGCTTATCTGCCAGAAGCTCTTTAACCTTGGCCTGCCCGTATTTTGTTGACCAATCGTTATAGTCAGTCATTCCAGCTTCATCAGGCGGAATCATCACCACGCCATTGCATACCGCTGCCGCTGCATCTGCGGCGTGCTTTCCTGTGTTTCCAACCTTGCTTTCGTGGTCGTTATCCCCGGCGATAATAATCTCTGCGTTAGGATTTAGCCCGCGCACATAAGCCGCGACCTCGGTTAGATTGCCAGCATTAAATGCGACGTAGACTTGGCATCCACTGGCATCGCGCACTGTTTGCCCTGTGGCGAATCCCTCGCACACATAAATGGTGTCACTCTGCTCAATCTCACGCGAGTTAAGCATCGTAAAGCAGCCCTTAATCTTTCCGCCGGGGTGGAAAAACTTACTGCCGTCCGCGCTGATATACTGCGCCGAGCTAAACCTCTCAGGAGCGTTGCAATCCTGAACAGGCACCACAAGCCATCCCGCAAAGTTATCAGCTTCATGGCTCATAATGCGGGCTTCGCGTGGCAGAGGGGAAATTCCCTTGCGTGTGCAGTAGCTATGGGTCTCAGGGTTTACGCTTGCGTTTCCCCATGCCTCCATAACCTCGCCGCTTGCCGTGCCCTGCCGCACGATAATAGCAGCTTCACGCTCGGCCCTTGCAATTTCAAGCCGCTCCATATACAGGCGGGTTTCCTGCGGGCTAAATGACGTTAGCTTCTTACTGCACCATGTGACCTTTTCTGGCTCACCGTGCCAAGATCCGAACACGCCAACACCAATAACGGCCCCGGTTTTTTCCTCGGCAAATTCAGAATACAGATACCATCCAGAGCGGGCCTTACCGCCTTGCCGATCTTGGCAGTCATAAATCCGTGTAAGCGTCCAGCTTGGATCAATCTCTTCCGTTAGCTTAAAGCCATGCTCCGCCAGCAAATCAGCGAAAGCCAGAACTGGGACGTTATGTGTTGTGTAAGCTGTGGCTACAGCCGCCGGATCAAACTCAAAGCCTAGATCAATCATTTATTTCCCCTATAATAGGCGACTGTGGCAGAGCTGCACCACGGGGAACGATGCATGAGAGAGCGACCCTATGCCCCGCCACAGTCAAATAGCACTGTAGCTATTAAAGACAAAGTGTCAAGTATATTTTGTTAGTTGCGTATTTGCATAAAAAGCCCCCAGTTTTTACGCTGAGGGCTTTCGCTAATTTCGCAACGTGGACTTATTAAGCGTTAGGTGCATTTCCGAATAAGCCACCTGCCTTGCTTTGTGTGCCAGCCAAATCGGCAAGCGTTAACAATCACGCAATACGGCAAGCCAAGCCCCCTACCGCACTCCGCCATTGTGGAAAACTCTCGGCGCTCAATAGCCGCTCCGTCATCCGTCATTCGTGGCCGTGTAGCTATTATTTTCGGCATAGTGCTTCCTCCGCTTGCCGTAACAATATAGCTGCCGGGCCTCTCACGCCAAGCGCCTTCCACTTGCGACCCTTCCTGTCTTGCCCTTCCTGCCCCGTCACAACCGCGACAAGCTGCGCGCTGGTTAGGCCGTATTTAGCTACAATGGCTTGCACCTCTTCCGGCGTATAGCTGTTTTTCATTTTCTCACCCTTTCCGCAATTGCGCAGATTATCACTGCCGCAACCGTCATATAAAACGCTATCGCCACGCCGTTACAGCCAGATGGGCCAGCGGTAATATCAAATAATAGTTTGGTCATGGTTCAGCCCTCCACGCGTGCGAGTTTGAGAGCATCGTCTATTGCATCAACGGACTGCTCTAAAATGTCGATCTCAACGCCAAGCTTTCCT